TACCGGGCGTTATATTCGTTGGTTACATGAGGACGATATGCTTACTCCAAATTGTATAGAGGATTCAATAAAGACATTTGAGGAACAAGATGTTGATTTCATTCATGGCCCCGCTGTTGAAATCTTTATGAACGCTGGACGAGCCACACAACGATATACACCACCTATTAAATATCCTACCGTAGATGATTTATTGAGGAAGAATGTTTTGCACAGTGCTACAATGATGTATAAACGTGAGGTATTTGAAAAGGTGGGCAAAATGAATGAGACATTAAATACAGCAGAGGAATTTGAGTTTAATCTGCGGTGTTTAAAAGCAGGGTTGAAAATAGGGTACTGTGAAACACCTTTGGCTTTTTACCGCAGACACGCTCAGCAAAAGGTACGGGTCGTTCCAAAAGAACAGAAAGATAAAGAACGTGAACAAGTGAAACAGTTATACAGATGATAGAGCAAGATCCTATATTAGTCACCGGAGCCTCCCGAAGTGGTTCGGGCATCGCCGCCGGAGCATTCGTCAAATGTGGGGCGTTTGGAGGCATAATGACCAATAAGAGGGGATTGTACGAGAATGATAAGGTACGTGATCTCTTGGTGAAGCCTTATCTCCAGGATGCTGGTGTTGATCCGCTTGGGCAATTTCCATTACCGGATACGACCAGCATGTTGATACCGCGCCATTGGCGCTCTCAAGTACAGGAGATAATGGAAGAGGAGGGCTATACAGGGGGCCCGTGGATGTACAAGGATTCTCGTATAGGGTTGATGTGGCCGATTTGGCATTATGCCTTTCCAAACGCTAAATGGATTCTTGTTCGTCGCCGTACTGGTGACATTGTTGACTCTTGTAAAAAGACCGCTTATATGGCTGCTTATAAGAATCAAGCAAATCTTGAGGCAATTAATGTAACTACGGAGGATGAGGGTTGGAAATGGTGGATACATGAGCAGGAGAAACGCTGGGTCGAAATGATGAATGAGGGAGTTAATGTCAAGGTTATTTGGCCTGAAAGAATGGTGGACGGGGATTACCGACAATTTCATGAGACTTTGGAGTGGGCCGGGTTAAAATGGAACCCAAATATTTATAACTTTGTGGATACATTACTTTGGACAAGTCGTAAAAAGAAAGGAGGCTGATATGGCAGTTCGCGTTACAACCGAAGAGGTTTTGGAAATAATGGACAGTGATGTTGTCATCAGTTCTACACAGGCAACGGCCATGATACGTGCCGCCAGTTTAATGATTGATAAGATATTTGCCGATGACAGTGATGTAACAGCAGAGGAACTAATTGAGTTAGAGCGTTGGCTATCGGCACATATGATAGCTTCAACGTTGGCACGGATGGCCTCAAAAGAAAAAGTTGGGGAAGCTGAAGTAACATATACAGGTAAGTGGGGGGAGTTATTAAAATCAACTCCTTACGGGCAAATGGTACTTCTTTTGGATACGACAGGTAAGATTGCAAACGCAGGGAAGGCGAAAGCAAGTATGTATGCAATTCCAAACTTTGACGAATGAGCAGTTTTGAACAGTTTCTGAATCGCAATTACAAGCAAACGGCTGTCTATTGGGGTAACCCAAGAAATGATGGATATGGGAGAAATCTTTATGATGATCCTGTTGAGATCAAATGTCGTTGGGAAAACAGTCTCCAAGTCTTTGAGGCAAATGATGATAAAGGAACAAAGTTTGTATCAAGGGCGATTGTCTATGTTGGAGTAGATTTTGATTATGATGGGGTACTGTGGTTAGGTACACTTGCTGAATTGGAAGATTATTTGGAAAGCAGTTCCGGTTCTTACATAGATCCGGTAGATGTGCCCGAGGCCTACCCAATTAAGCGTACGGAGAAAATACCGATATTGGGAAAACCTACGGCGTTCGTAAGAGTAGCATATTTAACACCTTGGTTGAATACATAATGGCAAAAAGATTATCGGCACGGAAATACAGAGCCCAATACCCGTTAACTGGTGTACAGGGATTTGAGCAGGTAATGGAACGGCTCAATAAAGCCCTATTAGAAATTGAGGGGGGTTCTGTCCGTGGTTTGGTTTTAGCGGCAGATGCTATCCGGGTTGCTACAGAAACAACGCCACCCCTGACACCGGTTGACCTTGGTAATTTACGTGCCAGTTGGTTTGTAGTAACGTCAAATAAAGATAAGGTAAAGCTACCTGAGGTAAGAAATGAAAAGGGAAAACTTGTACGAGAAGGACGATTCCGTGGGCCGAATGCCGATACAATGAAAAAAGAACACAAGATGGTAAAGACATTGGCTGAATCCGAAATTTCTGCACAGGATGATCTGCATATTGTGATGATGGGGTATAGTGCAAACTATGCAGTCCATGTACATGAAGGTCCTCGGGGGAACCTAGGGGCAAACTTCAAGCGTCCCGGGGCCGGGGTAAAATGGTTTGAAGCAGCCTTCAACCGTAACGCAAAAAAGATATTACGTGTAATCGCAGCTAATGCAAGGGTAAAATGAATGCACCAAGTGAAGATGTAAAAGATATGTTGATTGCTGAAAGTGATTTGAATTTAACTTTTAATAGCAATCTATTCGTCGGAAGAGTCCCTCCCAAGCCTTCTGATGTAGTTGTCATTATTGATACATATGGTTATCCACCAGATTTGGGTTTATCAGAGGCTGATTACGAAAGACCCGGAATTCAAATTATTGTCCGTAATCGCGATTATAATGTTGGAATGCAATTAGCACAAGATATCAAGGCGGCGTTACATGGTCGTAAGCACGAAACATGGAATGGAGCTTTGTATTTGGTTCTCACCTGTTTGGGAAATCCCGCTCTCCTTGAATGGACTGAGAACAATTTAGCAACATTTAGTATTAACTTTAATCTGCAGCGAAGAGCTGTTTAAAAAGGAGGTTAAAAATGGCAAGTAAAGCTATTGCCGGTGTAGGAACAAAGTTCAAGAGATGGAACGGCTCTGCATGGGTCGACATCGCTGAGATCAATTCCATTACCGGACCAAGCATGTCGAGGGACACGATTGACGTCACCTCGCTGGATTCTACTGGAGGGTACAGGGAATTCATCACGGGTTTCCGTAATGCAGGAACTGTTGTACTCGCAATGAACTTCACTCGTGAGACTTACGAACAGATGCTGTCTGACTTCGAAGACAACACTATCCAGAACTACCAGATTGTTCTTCCGGATGAAGAAAATACGGGCCTGGACTTCGAAGGTCTGGTTTCTGAATTGCCGCTGACAATTCCTGCTGATGACAAGGTCACCGCAGACGTCACCATTCAGGTAACTGGAAAAGTCTACGTCAGTTCTGGTGGTAGCACGGGTGTGTAATCAAAAGACATTCCTAATCAAGGAATATTTTTTCAACAAATTATTAACAATCAAAAACAAACTAATCATGGGATTTTTAGACAAGACAGCACTCCTTACAAAAGAGGAACTGGAAATCGTAAAAGTTGACCTGGGTAAAGGTGACTTCGTGTACGTTCGTCAGATGACTGGCAGGGAACGTGACAAATTTGAACAGTCTCTTATCAAAGAGAACAAGAATGCCGAGGGTGGTTTTGAAAGGGCCCTGGATGACTTCCGCGCCAAACTTGCGGTGTGTACCATTTGTGATGAGAAGGGTAACCTTCAACTTACTCCACCTGACGCCCCTCGTCTCAGTCAGATGATGAGTGCCGCACGATTGGAGAAGATCGTTAACAAGGCACAGGAGATGAACAAAATTTCGGAAGAGGATAAGGAGAACTTAACAAAAAACTCAAGCGGCGACCAAGTCGCCAGTTCGCCTTCCGACTCTGCCGAGAATTAGGGTATCCTCATCCAGACTACCTATTGGACCATTTAACATCGGCACAACTCTCAGAATGGGAAGCGTACGACAAGATGGATCCAATAGGCACCTGGAGGGAAGATTACCGAATGGCCGTTCTAGCATCATTGATTGTAAACATTGTTAGCAAACTTTATGCGAAGAAAGGGCATACTCCAAAAGAGGTACTACCTACTGAGTTTATGCCAAACTGGACAGGAGAAAAACGGATTGAGCGTAAGCAAAGTGTTGCAGATATGAAAAATGTTCTTATGAGTATCGCCAAAGCAGCGAAACAGAAAGAACAACAGGACAAAGTGGATGAGATGAGATCGAAGAGACCGCCTTTGGCTTTTAACAAGAAGCCTGTGCGGAAACCTCTTAACAAGTAGAAGCGATGGATATCGGGCGATTGACAGCAACATTGGCAGTGCAAAACCGTGGTTTTGTAGAGGCAAATCGTGCCATGCAAAATCTGCAAAAAACAACTCTTCAAGCCGTCAACATAATCAATAACAGATTGGATGCTCTTGAAGGGCAGGTTGGGGCTTTGACAGGTAAGTTGACTGCCATGGGCCAAGCGTCGGCCTCAGCCAATCGTATGATTGGGGATTCTACTGCCGCAGGTGTTGGGAAAGCAACGGCCTCATTTGATACATTATCTTCCAAAATGCACCAGGCCGCAATGGAGTTGAGGAGCTTCGGTTGGTTAGCAACAACTGTATTCACCTTACCCATTGCTGCAGCTGGTAAAACTGTTCTAAAATCATATTCTGAGTTTGAATACTCCATGATGAAAATTGTGGGGTTGGTTGGGATTGCTCGTTCTGAAATTGAGCAGTGGTCTGTTTCCGTCAAGGAGATGTCAAAGAGTATTGGGCGCTCACCGTTGGAACTGGCCGATGCTTTGTACTATGTAACATCCTCAGGTTATAAAACGGCCGCTGCGTTAGGTGTTGTTGAACAATCTGCGAAAGCCGCCGCCGCAGGCCTCGGAGAAACGCAAGACATAGCTGACCTTGTTACTTCCGTTATGAACGCCTACGGGCAAGGAAACATAT